GTTGGTTGCCGCTGAACAGTATCCGGTGTTGGTTGCCGCTGAACAGTCTCCGGTGTTGGTTGCCGCTGAACGGTATCCGGTGTTGGTTGCCGCTGAACAGTATCCGGTGTTGGTTTTTTTATCATTGTTCCAATCAACTTGGTTCTTGATATATTCAACACCGGCTTTTACGATTCCAGCAATCCCGATCTCAGCTTTGATCGAAATACTTTTTCCAACTCTCTTGCTATCATTTGATTTTTGATCGTTTGCATCCAAATCTACTTCACAGTATCTTGAATCTGACGGTGCATAATATCTAAATACATCTAATGGAAATTCACACGCATGAAATCCTTTTTCGCAAATTTCAGCACTTTCTTCTGAATATTTTTTCCCAGTTTCGTACTGGAAATCTTGACATTTCAAATCTTTATCGAACCCTTTATAACACAGCATTTTTATTTTTCCTTTCTTTGAACTCAATTCCAAGAATTGCAGCCATATCTTCTTTTTCGATGTGATTGTCTACTTCAATCGCTATGAATCTGCTTCGCCAGTATCACGAATGGATTTCTGAATCGCAGAACTAACTCCGCTTGTAACGCATTCGGTAATTGTCTTCCCGTCAATATTTACCGTGTGCGTTACTTTTTTTGTTCTCGTAGGGGCAACTTCTTTCCGAATAGCTTTAAGTTCTTCTAAAATCTGTTTGAGTAATGCATTAGTTTCTTCCATATCTCTCTCCTACATTGTCATCTGGGCATTGCAGTCGCGAATCATCATCTTTGTGTTGGTACACGGTGTCCATCCTTTGATGTATTCGACTGCTTCCTGGTATCTCAATTTCGGAATGTTATTTCTGGCATTTACATCGAAGTAAGTCTTTACATCCCTGTTGCATTCTGCAAATACTTTCTTTCCAATCTCATCATAAGCATTGGATTTCTTTCCACCCAGAACCTCGATCACCACCTTGGAAACTAGGTCACTGATGTACTTCTGCTGACCGTAATCAATGGTCATGGTATTCTCAAGTTTCTCGATTCGCTCCTCATGGTCTTGATTCCCCTGAGCCAACAACTGAATTTGCTCTGCTATGGTCATTGGTTTTCTGGAACCTTTCTCGAAATATTCATCCACCAGTCTGTCGTATACTTCCCACGCCTTGTCAGTGTTCAGTGACTTTGCGTGGAGGAATGCTCCTTTTTCTGTCCAGAGATAGAGAGTTTTAGCATTCTTAGAACCATCGTCAATTTGACGACGGTTAATAAAACCTCTCTTTTCTTCTCCTTCAAGGCAAATGAAGTGCTTGCCTTCAATGTATCTTCCTTTGTTTCTGCTGAAATTTTTTGAAATGATTTTCGTATCAGTTCCATACGCTTCTGCAATCTGCTGTGTGGTAAGAACTCGAATGTTCTTATACTCTGTTACTGTTAGGTTATTCATTTTTCTCCTTTCTGTGGTATACTCTAATTAAAAAAATGGAGGTTTTAATTATGTTGAGCACCATTGTTAAATTTGTTGCAGAAAATAAGTCTTTGCTTACAACCGTTATTGCAATCGCAGGATTTGTTCTTTCTCTATTTCAATTCATCCATTCGCTTTGGAGCAAACGAACAAATATTTCTGTTTCATTGGAAACACTGTGCACTTTAAATGCAGAAAACGAACAGTCTATCAAACTAGGTTTAATTCTTCAGAACAATTCATCTTCAGCCATAATCATTACCAGAATTTCTTTGCTTTTAGGTCATTGCCGTACTTCATATCCATGTGTTCTAACTCACAGATGGGTTGCTGAACGTTATCACCCGAAGTACAATTAAACAGATATTCCTATCACCGAAAGAATATTTAGTGCAGATTTTCCAATTTCTTTGCAACCATCGCAAGGGGCATTTGAAATTGTTCTGTTTGATATTCCTGCCAATATTAAATTGGACAAAGATTTTATCACATTAAAAATAATCACAAACAAGAAGAATAAAATGTATACTCTTCAAGTACCGAAAGAAAGCAAGGACTTACTTTCGATTTAGGAAAAAAGTAATTATATTTAGAATAATTGCTGCAATCGAAAACAAAAGTGCTACATCGTACAAATCCATTTGATTACCTCCTTTCAGTTAAGAACTTTCTTTCTTATCAGAATCATCGTCTTTCTTATCAGAAGAAAGGCTTTCTACTTTTCCAAGGATGTAGCCTTTGTCAAAATCTGACATATTGTTCACTTCCTTTCTACGCACAATATTTAATTTCGTATTCAGTTACGATCTTTGAGAAAATCTCACGCAACTTTTTATCATCGTCAATGATATCCATTTTATTGAGTGCATTAATCGTTGTCTTCGTACACCCTTTTTCTTGCATACGGTTGCGTTTGTTCCTCAGCCTAGTACTCAAATCACATCCTGCTCTGCGTTCCAATTCTTGATACATTTCTGTTCTCAGCATTCTGAACTCTGCTCCTGCACATTTTTGTATGCGATTGAATTTCAAATTGATTTCTGAACGCCAGTTATCGAACACCGGTTTAACTGCTTCTTTGATATTCTCTGTAGTCGCAACAGCTTTATCTGCTGTTTCTTTGGCAAGCAAAATCTGCCGGTCTCTTTCTTTATCAGCAAGTTCTTTCTCTACCATTTGTGAAAGTAGTCCCTGCAACATTTGAAGTTCTGGTGATAATGCCCTTTTTACTTTTTCTCTGGTTTTGAAATATCCATTCACAAGCTGTCTCTGAACATCCCATGCTAAATTGTCTGTAAAAGACTTTACTAACATCAGATATCCTTGTTCTGTCATAAGGGCGTAATCAGAAGTTGCCTTGTCTGGAATGTCAAAAATTTTGGTGCGACGAATTTCGTCGGCGCTTACTCGGAAGAAATCTTCACCCTCTATGAAACGCTCTCTGTTGGTTCTAAAATTTCTGCTTGCTGTTCCGTCTGGTCTACCGTGTACCATGTCAATATCTTTGAACGTTACAACTCGCTGACCGTTATACTCTTTTATGGAAATGTCTGAATTTCCAATATGTACTAACTGGTTCGTGCTTATCACTCCTTTCTTAATCACTTTTTACTGTTGCAGGTTCTTTTTTACTGGATTCGCTTTCCTCTATATCAATGATTGCTTTTCCATACCAGAGCATTTGATCTTGCTTTTTCTCTGGCAGATTATTAAAACGTTCTACCATTTTTCTAAACGCTTCTCGTCTATCACCTGTCATTCCTCTCACTCCTTTCTGTATCACTTGTGTGATTATAATATATCACTAGAGTAATATTTTGTCAAGCATGATATTACATTTTTGTTGACTTTTTATCACTCTAGTGATATTATAATATTGAAAGGAGGGACAAGCATTGGAAACAATAAATGAAAGAGTTTCGATTCTTCGTAAACAATTAGGAAAGAATCAGAAAGACTTCGCAGAGACACTCGCAATTAAACAAGCGGCATTGTCCATGATTGAAAACGGTCAACGTGATCTATCCGAAAAGAACATCAAACTAATATGTGCCAGCTACAAAGTCAATTATGACTGGCTCGTAAACGGAATCGGAGATATGTTCCAAAGCGACGATAGTGATGCGCAGGCTATCGTTGATTCGGTAATGACCGGGGATAATGACTTTGCTAAGAAAATTCTTGTAAAGTTCGCAAAGCTCAGTGATGAACATTGGAAGCAACTCCAAGAAATCCTAACAGAATTGGAAAACAATTAAAAAAGAAAGGCCAGAGAATAAAAAACTCTGGTCTTTTTTATATTCTGCTTTGTTGTTTTGATTTATAGTGATATAATAAAATCAACTAATACCAAGGAGGAAATGTCTATGAATAAAAAGCTATTAATTGCATTTTGTACTTTTGCAATTTTAGGAGTTTCTACTCCAACTTATGCAGGTGGCGTGACTGGCGTTGAAGTTCAAAAGGATGATTCTGAAAAGTACGGTGTAATCGGTGATTTTGATTATGATATAGAGGGAAACTCTGTGAAATTGCACGGTTATGATGGCAAGTGCAAAATTTTAGAAATTCTTCCATCATACAATATTGACGGAACAGACTACGCAACAGATTTATCAGATTTCCAGATCGGAATTGGAAGTTCTCATGTTGAATCAGTTATTTTTCAAGAAGGAATTACTGAAATATATGATGCTGCTTTTAATTCCTGTGATGTTCAAAAAGTATTTTTTCCTAAAAGTATGATAAACGTAACAGATAAAACCTTATCTTACTTAAATCCTAAAGAAGACGGCGATCTCATCCAGATTTACTATGCAGGCACACAAGACGACTGGGGAAACATTTTTACAGAATATAAAAGAACAAAAGTTGAAGACGCTGAATTCGGAGAGGAATTAGGAACATCTATTGCGGACAAAATAAATTCAATGTTAGGCAGCGATTATGACAGTTCCGAATTCGAATATTATTTCTCCGCATCGCCAGATGATTTAAAAACAGAATAATTATTATGCCGCATCTGCTTTAACTGTAGATGCGGCATTTTAGGCTACTCTTCTCTTAAATATAAGTATACCAGCAACTTGTATACTCTTTTTAAAGTACTTTCTAATTTTACCTTATCTAATAATTCAATAATCTCTTTCTTATAATCCATAAATAACCCTCCCAATTGAAACTTTACTACAGTATATGTCTGGACAGTGAAAAATATGCATTCGAACATTTATTTTTATCATATTTTCCGTAAGTCCAATGAAAACAGGACACATGGATTAATATTCGCCCTTGCAAACTGCCAGAGATAGACTGGAATATTTATGATCGCATAGAAATTATTTGTGTAGTCAAAGATAAAATCTGATTTGTGCGGTGAAATGTAGAATTTGAGCGTAGATTTAGACGCCGGTTTCAAAACCGTGCTCATAGTAAGCGTTGAATGCTTGTGCATAGTTTGGGTTGAGTATATACCAAAATCCTTATTGGCATAGTCTTTCACGCACATTGGCAAGTGGATTATGTAGTTGGCAAAGAGAATTACTCCTGCTGCGATCAGCAATTTCTCAATCTTCCTCATAATATATACCTCTTTAGTCTATAATTTATGTATTTAGTTATACCACTTTTTGTGCAAATTAATCGGGCAAAACGATAAAACTGCATTTTTAATGGATAAAAATATGAAAAATATTTCGGTTTTGACTATGCTATTGTCGATTCTTGCGGTATAATATATGCAAATTTTACCAAGGAGGAATGCACCATGAGAAGAAAACTTATAGTTGCAATGCTGTCAGGAATTTTATGCGCTTGCCCCATAGAAGTCTATGCAGACGCTGAAATGACTCAAGAAGAAACAGACATGAATTCTTTATCAGAGGAAGAATACAAGAAAAAATGTACCGAAATGTGGTATGAAGATATTACTTTCTCAAAGAATAGTCTGGAAGGTCAGTTTGTCAAAATAGATCTTTACGTTGAAGGCACTGCAACAATAGACCCTTATGATTTAATGATCTCCGACAAGACTGAAAAGTATAATCTTAGCAGTAATTGCAGTCTTGTTGGCATTTATTCAAAAGATACCGACAGCTACGGAAGCGGCAATGACGTGGGTATTCTATACTCCAATGATTATGATTTCAAAAATACAGACTATGTTCCAGGGACTTACTTGACACTTTATGGGGAAATTATTGATTATGGTATCGACTATTGGAGCGGTCACAATTCAGCGTGGTTTATGCCAAAATATATCGAAAACGTGAGGGATGTTAAATGAGGAAAAGAAAGAAAATAGATAAAGTGACTCAAAAGATAAAATGCCCTGCTCTTACTTGTCGTAGTGCTAATGTTCAGATCGTTAGTAAAGGATTGTTCTCCACAAAATACCAATGTAAAAGTTGCGGTCGTATTTTCAAAGGATAAACAGCAACGAGCCGAGGATTTTACTCCCCGGCTCTTTTTATGGCAAAACCTGCATTCACGATCACATCTCCTCCCCAGAGTAATCTGGCAGGCTGTACCAACGTATTAAGATTTCGATTTTTTTCGAACTTCTGCTGAACTATTTACACATTTCCGTTTCAGTGCTACTATATTACCATAATTAATTGATTAGATGAGGATAATCTGATGAAAGTTGAAGCGTAGGCGATAAACGGAAGGTGATTACTATGAAAATTGCTATTTGTGACGATTGTGAACTACAGGTTGAGTATTTTAAGCATCGGATTGAACCGTTTTTGAAGCAAAACGGTGACCGGAATTATACGATAGACGGTTATTTCAGTGGGGAACCCTTGATAGATGATGTTAAGGACGGAAAATGGTTTGATATGATTGTCTTGGATGTAATACTTAAAAACGAAAATGGCGTGGATATTGCCAAAGAACTCCGAGAGTGTGGATATAAGGGCAAAATTGCTTTCTGGACAGCTCACAAGGATTTTGTTTTTGATGCGTTGGATGTTGAATTTACGCATTATATCATCAAGGGAAATGAACACGGAAGAATGTTTTCTATGATTGACAATACCTTGAGTGATATGAAACACAAGATGCTCACAATCAGACACAGAGATTGCATTATAAGGATTCCATTGAACAAAATCGAGTACCTCGAAGCACGGGATAAGCAAGTTTTTGTTCATTGCACGAACGGGATTATGCACAGTATGTATGCAACTTTAAAGTCGGTTGAGCCTTACCTTGATAAACGGTTTTTGCGTTGCCATAAGTCATTTGTTGTAAACATGGATTATGTGCAAAAGCTGGATTCTGATTTTACGATGTTTTCCGGGGATAAAGTGTTGATTCGTAAGAACGGATATGCGGATATTAAAAATCAATATTGGGAATACATTATTAAGTGAAGCAAAAGAGATGGTCTGTTTCTTCCTTGACAGACCATCTCTTTTTTTGAGTCCATGCTTAAACTCTGGGGAGGAGTTGAATTATGGTATATTTATTATATCACACTTGTTACACTTTGCAAATATCTTTTGCAGCCACAAATCCGTAGTACTTGCCTTCAATGCGGACATAGTGCCATGAAGCACCGTTTGTTGCTTTCTGAGTGAAATTCATCACGTCAACAAGGTTGCCTCTCACAAGCTTAGGACATTTCTTAATAGACGGATAGTTGCCACCGGCCCACGTGCGAACATCCGTAGATGTTGCCGTTACTTTTCCAACAAAGAGACGTTGCGTCTTGTTCTGCTTATTGGTGATTGTAGTCGGTTTACTTTTAGCTCTGTCAACTTGCAAATACTTAGTTGCCGCCCATCCGATGCCGATTCCTGCAACTTTGACCTTCGTCCACATACCGGATTTCTCACCGTTAATTTCTACGCGATTTCCCTTGTTGATCTGTCCGAGAACATATCCGTTCGGTGTCTCGCGGATGTACAGGTCGTCAACCGTGGATGTTGCTGTGCCTGTTGCTTTCCATGTTTCTGCGACAGTTTTCTCTTCTCCCCAGTCAATCCAAACATAACCATCGATTGCCGGATCGCTGCGAAGATAGCGTTTATTTCGGCAGGATCCGCCGTTTGCAATGACTCCTGCTGCACTTGAAGTGTTTCCTTCGTTGGTGTAGATGTACGTATTGCTATAAGAGCGGACAGATCCGATGTGAGAGCCATCACGGAAGATAACAAGTGCTCCATCTTTTGGCGTGCTGTGCCATGTACCATTTTTCTTCGCCCAGTTGGTGATTGACACACAGTTGTAAAATCCACCGCCCATAATTTTTAATGCTTTAGTGATTCCGAGAACTTTTACCAGTTTCCAGAACTGGTATTCCGCACACCATGGCTGCCCCTGACATCCCGGCTGTCCCCAAGAATTTACGTCACGGGCAAATTTGGTATAATTGTTGTATCCGGCATTTTTCTGGAAATCATCAAGATAAGCGTTTGTGCGTTTTTCCAGATACGGTTTATTGCCGCCATTGTTTGCGTAATAATCACCGAGTTCTGTGAATTTTTGTAATTTTGTTTTTGCCACTGTTACTTCTCCTTTCTGTTCCGTCCGATAATCTGTATAGAACACATCCATATCAACATTTCCACTGATGCTAGATAATGTACAATATCCAGTTTATTAGTTGTCTTAACTTCAAAATTTCCTCTTATTTTTACTTCCAAAAGTATCT